AAGACAGATAACTGGTTATGATACTTTTATGAGGGCTCTTGGTTTTTCGCCTGCCGATATTTCTAGAAAGAGAGAGGCTTTGTGGTTACAAAAATCATTAAAAGATGCCAATGCTCCGTTAAGAGGGCAGTTCTATAGACGATTACAAAAACATATGGGTGATGAACAAAGGGCATTAAGAAATAATGATACGAAAGCATTATATAATGCTAGAAAAGATATCCAAGATGTTTACGATGATCTAAAAGAACATAACGATCAAGCTATAACAAGTAAAAGGTATTACGAGGTTATTGATTTAAAATCTGAAACAATTGAAGATAATTTAATGAATGAATTGTTTGGTGCTTCAGACACTTTAAATAATTTACCAAGTGATGTTAGGTTTGATGCAATAGACCTTGGTAAAAAACTGCCCGGAGGTATTGACTAAATAATAGGCATCTATATACTTCTTTACTATGAAATCAATTCACGTTTTAATAGGCTGGGATGCTAGAGAAATCGATGCTTACAATGTTGCAGAGCATTCGTTAATCAGACGTTCATCTATTCCTATCACAGTAACTCCTTTAAAACATAATGAACTCAGAGAACATAAATTATTCTACAGAGAATGGAAGATTGATAAACACAATCAATACTATGATCTGTTAGATAAGGCACCATTTTCTACAGAGTTTAGCCATACTAGATTTTTAGTTCCAGAGATTGCCAGAAGAAATAATTTAAAAGGTTGGGCTATCTTTTGTGATTGTGATTTCTTATGGCTTGACGATATTAAAAACTTAGTAGATCAACTAGATGATGAATACCCGGTTATGTCTGTTCATTTTAATTATGAGTCAGATCAACAATTTAAGATGGACAATAAGATACAAACAAAGTATAACTGTAAACTATGGTCATCACTTATGGCTTTTAATATGGAACATGAAGATAATAAAAGATTAACAGTTGAAGCTGTAAATAAATGGAAAGGTTTAGACCTGCATCAATTCTCATGGCTTACTAGAGGTCCGGAGAGTGTAGGAGAAATTCATCCATTTTGGAATTATGTTCCTGATATAACCGAATACAAAACAAACCAACCAAATGCTGTGCATTTTTCATTAGGAGGCCCTTGGCTACAAGGGTACGAAGAATGTGATTTTAATAAGCAATGGTATCTTGAAAAAACTCACATGGATTCACTTATAACAAAGAGTAGAGCACCATGTCTAAAATTAACGTTGTAACTTCCTTTCGAGGAGATCACTGGAATATTTATGCTAAAGAATGTGTAGACAGTTTTATAAAAAACTGGCCTGAAGACATTAAACTTTATGCTTATTATAATGATTGGCCAGAGGTAGGCCTACAAAACTATGATAAAAAAAGAGTTAAGTTTATTGACCTTACCGATAATGATAATGGCTTATGTAAGTTTTTAGAAACTCATAAAGACAATCCTAACAAATCTAACTGGAGAACAGATGCTAGTCGTTGGGCTTATAAAGTTTATACTGAGTATGACTTTTTTGTTAAGAACCCGCCAAAGGGTGACATAGGTATTTGGTTAGATGCCGACACAGTAACCTATAATAAAATTACACACAAAGAATTATCAGAGTGGCTACCAGAGGGACAAGACATTTGTATTTTAGACCGTACAGCAACCAACTATGCAGAAGCTGGTTTCTTTATGTTAAAGATGAATAGTTTAAATCAAGCTGTCATTGCAGACTTATACGGCACTTGGGACACAGGAGAAGTCTTTAATTACAAAGAATGGCATGATGCTTTTGTCTTAACTCGATTGTTAAAACTACATCAAGCTCATGGTATGAAAATATATAATTTATCTCCTTATTGTGCGGACCTTAATGCTTTTGAATGTTCTCCTTTAGTAAAATATTTGTATCACAACAAAGGCTTATTAAAGTTTAAACAGGAAAAACAACAAGCTGCTAATGTAAATACAGAGGTTCAACATAAACGACCTAACGACAAGAAAAAACCAATTGTTGTAGAGCCTCAAGATTGTATGCCCGTGGAAGAGATTCGCATGAATATAATGACAAACTCAGAACGAATTCCAGCTATGTTAAAAAAATGCAAATGGAATAACGAAGAAGTTGCTATTGTCTCTGCTGGTCCCTCATTAAAAAACGATTTAGAAAACATTAGGCTTGAACAAAATAACGGTGTTAAAATTATATGTGTTAAACATAGTCACAACATGCTTCTTGAAAATGGTATACAACCTTGGGGCTGTACGGTTTTAGATCCTAGACCCTTTCACGAAAAGTCTACTCATGGGTTTGTAAGAAAAGAATTATTAGCTGAACCACATCCTAGTATTAAATACTTTGTAGCTACTATGTCTAATACAGATGTTGTAACTCATCTGCTTGATAAAAAAGCTAATGTTATAGGGTGGGATGCTTATTGTAATGCTATTGAAGGTTGGGATTATTTTAAAGACAGATTGTTAATTACAGGAGGAACCTGTGCGGGTATGAGGTCGATTGGTTTAGTCCATACTCTTGGTTTTAGAACGGTTCATCTTTATGGATTTGATTCGTGTAATGACGGGCCGCCTAAAGATAAAAATGAACTAGGAGAAGACGGTACAAAGAAATGGTTAAAAGTTTCTGTAGGTGAAGACAATAAACCATTTTGGACAACAGGGGAACTTTTAGCTCAAGCTCAAGACTTTGAAAAGTTAATGCAAAATGAAGAAGTTGATTTACAAATTAATGTTCACGGTACTGGTTTGATACCTGCTTTATGGAACGATGGTTTAAATAAAAAGAATAATACAATAACGTATAGGGAATTGTTTGATGAAGAATAAAAAAATAGTTGGAGTGTTTATTAACACAGCTGTACAAGATCCACATTTAAATTGTTTAACAGCTTTCTGTCACGGAATCAGAACAACAACAGATCATCTGGTTTTCTTGTCAAACTCTCCTCATTACATGCAGTGTGATGTAGCTGTTATGTTTGGTTCATGGAAAGATAGGGGCAATCCTCATCATGTTTTAAAAAATAATATACGAGAAAAACATAACGGAGACTTCTTGGTTTTCGAAACACCTTTACTTGGTCGGACAATAACAGAAGATCATAAATATTATAGAGTTGGAAAAAATCATTACATGAATACTCTAGGAGAGTTTAATAATAAAAAAAGTGAGAAACAACGTTGGGGTATTATTAGAACAGATTTAAATATAGAGGTTAAAGAATGGAGAAAAGACGGTAATCATATACTATTTCTTATGCAACTTCCCGGAGATGCTTCTACTTTAGAGATAGATATATTACAATGGTTACAAGATAATATAATTGAATGTCAAAAACATTCTAAACGTTTAATAAAGGTTCGCATGCATCCATTAATTTCTGGTTACGATCTATCAAAGTTTGAAAATTTTATTAAGGAGCAAAAGAATGTTGAGTTGGTTAAAGGAAATACAACAAAGATTGAAGAAGACCTTAAAGATTGTTGGGCAACGGTTAGTTTCACAAGTGGGGGATCAGTGGATAGTGTTCTTGCTGGTGTCCCTGTTATTACACCTAGTAATCTTAACTTTACTTATCCAATCTCTAGCCATAGTTTAAAAGATATTGAAAAACCAAAAATGGAGGATCGTCAACAGCTTCTACAAAATTTAGCTTTTACACAATGGACCGTAACAGAAATGGCTCATGGTTTACCTTGGAAACATTTAATGGAGGACAATGACTGATAAAGAAGATAAAGACGTGGTTGTAAATTTATTTAAAAATGCCAACCCTAAAATTATGTCTAAAGATGCGGCAGCTCAAACACCTAAAGAAGAATATCAAAAGATGGTGGTCGATAGTTTGGAAACAATTAAAAAAGATATTAATACTTTAAAAGCAACAGGTATGATCACAGTATTGATGGATGATGAAGGACCTGTAATTGATTATTTTATAGGCAGTTTAAACCTTACTCAAGCTTACGTTTTGATGGATCAATTAAAGGGTGTTATAATGGATAAACTTAGTGGAGAAAATGTATGATTGCAGATAGTGTAATAGGTGTTGCTGGTAAAATCTTAGACAAGTTTGTCGAAGACAAAGATTTAAAAACGAAGATTAACGGTGAACTTAGAAAACAAACATTAGCCCTTGCTCAAGAACAAGCTAAAGCTAATACAGAACAAGCAAAGCATCCAAGTATATTTGTGTCGGGAGCTAGACCTGCCATAATGTGGGTGGCTTGTCTTGGTTTATTTACGAATTTTTTTATTCTTCCCCTAGCCGAGTGGGCCTGTGCGATATGGGCCCCCGGCATCACTTTGCCTGATTTACAAACAGAAGAACTTATGTCTTTAGTTATTGCTTTATTGGGGCTTGGTGGCATGAGGTCATTTGAAAAGTCTCGTGGAGTAGCTAGAGACAATCTTAAAAAATAGTATTGTTTATATAAATAACTGTTATTATACTAATCTATAGTGGCTGCGGTCTTAGACAACCAGCACTAATGTTAACCTTTAACAATGGAGTTGATATGTCAAAGTGGACACAACCTAAAATCACTGAAATATCTGTTGGTCTAGAAATCAATAGTTATGCTTGTGCTGAAAAGTAATTGATACAAAAAAAAATCCCTAGAGTCTTACGGTAAACACCTTCCCAACTCTAGGGATTATATTGACGACGTTGTTTCATTTAAGATTATATACTATTTGCAAGCTTGTTCAAGAAATTTATGTATTATAATCATCATATACCCTTATTATATCGTTTTCATCTAATTTTTCACCGTTCCAAACCTCGAATATCCTTATATGGCCCATAGAGGCTCGTACAGAGTGAATTGTTCTTTTTGGGATATAAACTCTAGCTCCGGGTAACAAATCCCACCACCGGTCTTCTATGAGGACCGTTGCTTGGCCTTCTAGTATTTTCCAGTGCTCTTCTCTAAAATTATGATATTGAACGGACATTGATCGTCCCGGATAGACATGAAGAATTTTTGCTACCATTTTTGGAGTTCTTTTTAATACTCTGTAAGTACCCCAAGGTCGGCAAACAATATCTTCTTTCATAATTATCTAAAAGGTTGTCCCATAAACCAACAAACTAAACTATGACGTGTTCCTTCTGTCACCGCTTTTATTCTATGAAGATTAAAAGAAGGAAACATAATCATATCTCCTTTATTTTTAAAACCTTCTACTGGTTCTATTTTACCATCCATATTTTTAACTTGCAGGATGCCTCCCTTATAATCTTCAAAATTAGATAATTGAATACACATTGATAATTTTCTAATTAATCCGGGATAAGGTCCATCAGGTTCTGGTGGATAAATATCTCTGTGCCATTGATAGTGTTGCCCCTTTTTATATTCTGTAAATTGTGGGCATTGTAAATTAGAAATATCAAACCCATAGTATTCTTTATTTACTTCTGCGGCAATTTCACATAGTTTTGGAACAATCCAATGATCGATAGGATAAAACCTAATTTTCGAGTTTCTATCTTTTTTTAAATCAACTTCCTTCTTCCACATGACACCGGCTAAATGATCATCATATGTTGATGACTCTTCAACCATGGTGTCACAGAGTTTTGTTGGAACAACTTCTGGTAATGTTAGATAAGTTTTATACATCAACTATTTCACAAGCTCCAGCAGTACAAGCTAATGTTTGAGATGACTTTGTAGTGTCTTCTTTTTCATATGTCATTAATTCGTTCCAATTAATTTCATTTGGTTGTTTCTTTTGTAGCTTATCGTAAGTAGCTTTATCAATATCTTCATAGGGTGCTTGTTGATATACATGACCAAAGTTAGGTAAAAAAGAAACTCCTGTTAATTCATCAAAATGTCTCCAACACCAATCGGCAACACCAAGCCACTCATCATCATTAACCGAGATGGTTATACTAGGTTTATGTTCGCACCAATGTTCAGCATAAATTAGCCAGTGTTCTAGTTGTTCAATCGCTGTCCTTGAATGTCTGGTTAGACCATAATCTGGTGCTTTTTCTACAAAACTAAATACAGATGTAGAGTCTGGTTTCATTACACAACTTTCGGTCGGTATATTTTGGGACATAAGAAACTGTGTTAATGGATCTTTTTTATCTCCACGAACTCTTCTTATGTAATAATCATTGTGTCTTGCATGAATACCCGAAGCCGCATTAACAAGTTGTGATACAGTGCCCGATGGTTTTACACAAGTAATTGCAGTTGATTGATTAATTTTAAATTTCTTTGCCCACTCTTTGTTAACGGCAATAGATTTATTTTTTAACTTTACTAGCAAATCTTTTAGTGCAGCTTTATTAAAAATGTTACCACTTAATATTTTATGATCCATAATACCTGTTAAAGAAACTCCGAGTAGTCTTTCTTTTTCTGTCGTTTCTTTCCAAGTCTTTCGCAGATATTTAAAAGATGTTAACGTGGCTTGCATCGTTCCAAGAATAGTAGCCGCCGTTACTTTATCTAATAGCTTTTCTTCACTGTCCCCACTTCGTACCACACATTCACTGAGGTTGCACACTTGGTGTGGTCGTAAAATTATCTCTGAACAAGGATTGGTTCCGAACTCAAAATCAGTATCTCTTCGTTTGTTTCTAGAAGCAACTGTTTTGCTTGCTTGTCTGTTAAAGATCCCTCTCTCACCACTACCTGATTTGTAGAGAGACAACCACTCTTCCATAAACACACCAATATTTTCTGGTTTGTTTTGATAAACAGCAGAGTTATTAGATAAGGCACGTTGACTTTCAACACGATACCATTCTCCAGACTTAGCATCTCTCATCTCTCTATCATTTAAATCTGAAAGGCTAATCATAGCAGATCGTCTTACTCCACCAACAACAACTATTTCTCCAACTTTACACACCAAGTCATGGCATTCGAGAGAAGTGAGTCGTCGTCCTTGTGCTTTAGTAAACACTTCCGTGGCGAAATTAAAGAGGTCGACAAGGGGTCCGGGTCCAGAAGCTCGTCCACCGAATGTGTGAAGCCTTTCTCCAGCTCCTCGTATGTTAGAGATATCCCACTTGGGTATTTGCCCGGCATATAATAATGTAAGGATTTCCCTAAATGCTTTTGCCCACCCAAGCTTAGAATCTCGAACGACGATAGTAGTTTCAGTTGGGTGCATATTATCAGCAACAATAGGCAAATTCTCAATGTACTTTTTTTCAACACTAAACCCCACTCCTGTTCCACACATTAAAACATATAAGATTTCATCAAAAGCTTTTGGATGATCAACCGGGATATAGGAACAATTGTATCCTGCGATGTTTTCTTTTTCCAAAGCTGGTCCTGCGGTCATTAATGCTCTCATTGACGGCATAACTTCTAAATTTAAAACTTTATCTTCTAGATACTTTCTAGTCTTCTTATCTAAAATATATCCACAATTCTTCTCAAGATGCTTTTCAAAAAAATTAAAATATCGTGCAACTGTTTCATGCCATTCTTCTCTTCTATTTTCTTCGGGTAACCATCTGGCATATCTAGATTTGTGGATGAATTGTTGGTATACAGATGGAAGTTCTTTAGTTGTCATGTCGTCTCCTTTTCATTACAATTATATTTCTAATATGAGTTACCGTCATAAATAAATTAAGTAACATCATTATGTATAGTTCTTCTTCCCATGTCCAGACCCACCAAAAGGCTTGAGCACAAAGGCCAATCCAAGGTGCTTTGAGTGATCCGTTACCGTAAAAGTACACTGACAAACAAGCACTTACAGCGGCACAGAATTCTAAAAACGGGAACCCTGATTCTATCATTGTTTTTTTACAAACTCAACTAATCTATTTAAATACCATTGAGCTTTTTGTAAATCCTCAAGTTTTTTGCCTTTGTAATTACATCTCCATGTATATTTAAATATTTGACCACGTAAATATCCTTCATATTCAGTATGAGATAAAGCAGCTTCAATAGCTTCAATACATTCAATACCTTTATCGTTATATTTATAATGGGTTGGGCTGTTTACTGGGTCATTAGTCATCGATTACCTCGTCTACTGTTTTCATATTTAATAATACATTTAATCTTTTTCTCTGAAACTCTGTATTGTCTGGGTCAATAATAAGTTTCTTAGCAAAGGTTCTTACTTGCTGATAATTAAGTCCGGCAAGATCACACACATCAACAAACCAAGAAGCAGTCACTCCGGTTGTTTTGCTAAACCATCGAACAGCTTCTTCTTTAACTTGTGTAAATTCTTTAGAGGTTGGCTCTAGATGACTTGCATCAAGTAGGGCTTGATAAACCACGGCTCTAAACATTGTTCGCTCCCCTTCTCCCTCTTTACTTTCCCCGTTCGCTATACCGTGTGTAGGGTCTAAAGTGATCCGGGTTTTCCCTTGACTTGACGAATAAGTCGGTTGTGTTGATTTCTTTTGCTCGCTCATCTATCCATTCCACCGGTATAAATCTACCGGCCCATTTAAAATTATTTTTCGTTAGCCAATTACCATAAGTAGTTTTACTGCTTTTGTAAAGTTTTACTTTTGGATTTTGTAATACAAATCGTATATCTAAATCTGGTCTTTGGTCACGAATTAACAAATGCTTTTGTCGATCTTCTTTAGTAAGTTGACCTTTTAATTCAATTATCAATCCATTACTTAAAATAATATCAGGTGTATATGTTTTTTTCAACTCTGGTTGAATATAAGGTATGACTAAACTTTCATATTCATAAGTTACTTTATCATCATCAAGTCTTCCACAAACAGCGGCTTCAAAACCAGAGCGGTAGAAACCGTTTGATTTTCTAAGAATATTCATCTATGGTAAGTCTTCATGTACATTTGGTTCATTTACAACTTGAGTTAACCATCGAGGACCTCTACTATAAATAAATTTTCTTAGGCCACCACCCTTGTTCGAGTCTGACCAACAGTCTATTTTGTAAGAACAATAGGAACAACCAATAGCTAGTTTACGGTTACCAGATGCCCCATCTGGTTCATCTTCATAGCATCTCTGAGGTGGCACATCTTTATTCTTTAAATCATTTTGTAATTCTTTAATTCTTTGTCTTGCATTTGGTAGATCTTTTTTATCTGGAACACACAAAGCTAAAGCTCCACTTGTTTTATCAATAGCTAAAAAAGCAAGTTTACTGTTTTTATTTGCTTCTCCATAAGCCGCAATTTGAGCCAAGTACCCAAAGGCATCTGTCTCTTTAGTTAAATCATTTTTTTTAAATTTATTAAATCCAAAACTTGAAGCCGACTTAACATCAATGACCCAATCATCAATAATTGCATCTTGATGACCCTTAACTCCATCAAGTTCTAATGATTTCTGAGAGTCTGTAACTGTATGTCCAGATGTTTTTGCAAGAAGTAAAAGCAAAGCTTCTAGTATATGCCCATATAAAAACTTTATTTTTACATGAGACTGCATGTGTTCTCTAAGTTCTGGTTTATATAAATCATACCATAGTTGACGGCTTGGTTTACCGAGACTAGACATACGAAGTCCTCGACTTCCTTGCCTGTTTTCTGAAAGAGCGGTAATGACGGATTCGCTTATATTATCGGTAAATTCTTTTATGTCTCTTTGATTGGGTATTTTTTTATTACCGTCCTCAAACAAATTATAAATGTCTTTTACCAGAGAATGTATTTTTGAACCCGTCATCCGCCTATAGTTTAAAAGTTAATGTTTTCGTCTAATGAGTCTTTTGCTAGTGTCTTAACTTGTTCTTCAATACCCTTTAGTGATGGAGTCACATATCCATTAGCTTCTGCAAGCTCATCTATATTACCATCTGGCGAGTACTCAAGCAACTTAGTTACTTGAACTGCTTTTAAAGACATTCCAACCCCTTTATTGCCGGCAACATTATAATCATACGTATCAAAAAGAACATTAACACTAGATCCGTTACCAATTAAGATATCGGGACTAATAGGATTTTTCTTAGCATCAACGACTCTTGGTGAAGAGTTTTTGGTACCATCCTTTCGTGTATATTTTCTTTTAATTGTAATAAAATCATTACGTTCATCATCTTTGTTTTTCACTTTCGTGATTAAACCTAGTTTTTTTAACGATTCTTTTGTTTTAGCATCAACTGTTACATCGATTGAAAAGACTCCGTCTTCGTTATATTGATCGTAATGTGGTTGGTGGACTTTTGCCCAACTGCAAGTGCCTGAAATTACTGGCATATTTTCTCCTTGTTAAAAGTTGTTAAAATTAAACGTTCCCTAAATAAATAGAGAACATTTGTGACATTATAGTATGTTTTTATTTGTGTCAACATATTATAATACTTAGTGAGTCTGATCCCAAGCTGTGCCAACAGAAAATTCAGAATCTAACGGACATCGTATAGATAATTGATTTTCTACTTCTTTCATAGCTTGTTTTGTAATCAGACCAAATTCTTCCGCATGATCCTTTCTTACCTCAAACTGAACTTCGTCATGTATATTAGCAACAGGATGTGCTTCTAGTTTACTATGTTCTACCTTATCAATAATATTAATTAACCATTGTTTACATATAATCGCACCACATCCTTGTAGTAAAGTATTTAAACTTGCATGTATAGAGCGAGAGAGAAGTATTCTTTTATCAATAGCAATCAATTGATATTCCCCGGTTTGTCTTTTACGTTCTCTTAATAACTTGTTTAAAGTATTGGTTAGTTGTCTCATGCCATCAACTTTATTAATATATCTTTTACGTGAAAGTTCTCCAGCTTCTGCATCTTTACCAAATATCTCACCAAGTTTCTTATCTCCGGCTCCGTATAAAAAAGCATAAATCCAAGTCTTTGCCGTATTTCTGTCTGGCAAACCTACAATATTCTGATTATAGGTATGCACATCTCCATCTACAACTTGTTCTGTAAACTGCTTGTTGTTTAGATAATGTGCAAAGCATCTTAACTCTAGTGATGAAGCATCACTACCTACTAAACAATATTTATCTGGGTTCTCTATTGTCCATACCGATCTGCATTCTTTTCCATACGGTGAATAGCTAGCCGGAATCTGGGCCATGTTAGGGCCATAATGACTCATGCGGCCTGTTACACACCCAAGAGTAATTACTCTACCATGTACTCTACTATCTGAACTTACTGCTTTTAACCATGAACTAATTTGTGAAACTCTTTTTTGATATAGTAAATATTGATTTAATTTTTTTGCTTCGGGATAAGGTAAATCTTTTAAAACTCCCTCATCGACAATAGGTCGTCCAGTAGGTGTAAAAAGTTTTGGTTCCCATTTAAATTGAGATATAAGTCTATCTGAAATTTGTTTTCTAGAATTTGGATTGAATTTATCTACATGATCATTAATTCTTCTGCCCGTTGTTTTATGGTATCGGGGAGTACTTACTGTAGGAAAAATAGCCTCTAACTCTTGTTCAATATCTTCTGCTTTTGTCTTTAACTCCTCTAGTAAATCGTTAGACTTAGCCACGTTAAGATAAAAACCTTTCTGTTCTTGTTGATCTATTATTCTTCTTATTCTATGTTCAAGCCTAACACTTTCTTTACTAAACCTACTTATTTTAGGAGTGAGATGTAACAATATCTTTCGGGTAAGATTAACATCTTGACGACAATATTTAAGCATCTCTTCTGAATATTCAGTAAAGTCTTTGAACTGTAGTTTACCAGAACCTTTAAGTCTTCTGCCCCAAGCTTTTAAACTATGCCCTCCATCTCTATGTGCATTAGTCATTTGAGAAATAAGCAAAGTGTCTATTATTTTATCTAGTGATATTGTAATACCTAGTAACTTTTCTAGAACTGGTGCATCAAAACTGATACCATTGTGCATAATATAAGTTCTGTTTTGATTGTGCCATTGTTTAAATTCT